GTTAGCGAAGGCGCGATAGTCGGCCACATTTTAATTTCAAAAACAGAACGGAAAACGGAAAACGGTGGCCTGAGTGTCTCATGATGATTCAAAGATAATCCCGCATCCCGCGGCGGCGGCCAGTGATCCGGAGGCGATCCGGCAGCAGGTGGAGGCCCGCAACCAGGCCGAGGCCGAGCAGTACGGCGGCGGTGATGGGGACGGTCCGGCGGTCGACTCCGATTTTATCCGGCAGTGCCTGAACATGAACGAGCTGGGCGACGGCCTGCTGTACAAGCGGCTGCACCGGGGCCAGTTCCTGTTCAATAAATCGATGGACTGCTGGATGTCCTGGACCGGTCATCACTGGGAGGTCGATCGGTTAGACGGGGCCAAGGCCGCGGTGGAGGCCGTGGTGGAAGCGTATTTGACCGAGGCCCGCGCCGTGTCGGTCGAGATCCGCAACCTGGGTGATGACGCCGGCCAGAAAGAGCATCAGCTCAAGTATCTGCGCAAGGAATTGAACAAGCGCGGCGGCATGCTTCGCAGTACCCGCCGGCGCAGCAATTGCCTGGCCATGTCCCACACCTGCGAGGCGCCCCTGGCCATCCGCGGGGATGAGATCGACGAGCGGCCGTATCTTCTGGCCTGCGCCAACGGCGTGGTCGACCTGGTCACCGGCGAGCTGGTGGACGGCCGTCCTGAGGATTACCTGCTCAAGGCCAGCCCGGTGGAGTGGCAGGGCATCGACGCCGCATGTCCCACCTGGGAGCGCGCCCTGGATGAGATCCTGTCCGGCAATCAAAAGCTGGTCCAGTTTGTCCAGCGCATTTTCGGTTATGCCCTGATCGGCGAGGTGCGCCAGAGCCTGCTGGTGGTCCTGGCCGGCCAGGGGCGCAACGGCAAATCCATGATCGTCGAGATCATGTCCGAAATCCTCGGCCCCCTGGCCGGCGCCATCCGCTCGGAAATGCTGCTCGATCAGTTCCGCACCGCCTCCAGCGCCGGGCCGACCCCGGATATCATGGCCCTGCGCGGCCTGCGCCTGGCGTTTGCATCGGAAACCGACGACGGCTGCCGGATCTCCCCGTCCCGGGTCAAGTGGCTGACCGGAAACGACAAGCTCACCGGCCGCAACCCTCATGACAAGTACGAGGTCCAGTTCAAGCCAACCCACACCCTGTTTCTGCTGACCAATCACAAGCCGCATGCCCCGGTCGATGATTTTGCGTTCTGGGAGCGGGTGGTGCTGGTGCCCTTCGAGCTGTCCTTTGTGGATCGCACGCCGCGGGCCGACAACGAGCGCCGCGCGGATCCGGATCTGCCGGTCAAGTTGCGCGCCGAGTTGCCCGGCATCCTGGCCTGGCTGGTCAAGGGGTGCCTGCACTATCAGCGCGAGGGCTTAAACCCGCCGCCGATCGTCAAGGATGCCACGGCAGAATATCAGCGCGACGAGGACCTGATCGCCGATTTCCTGGAGGACTGCTGCATCATCGGTCCGGATTACACGGCCGGGGCCACGGCCCTGTATCAGAGTTTCGAGGCCTGGTGGCAGACCAATGTCAGTAAGAGGGCGCCCAAGCAGAAGCGCTTTGGCTCGCTCATGAAAAAGCGCTTTAAAAAGGAAAAACTGTCGGGGATCTACCGCTACCTGGGGGTGGGCATCGTCGACCAGGACCATCAGGACGATCCGATCGGGTAGTTTTTCGATCGTCCTGATGGTTTTTGACCGGATAACGGTCTGTTTTTATTAAAATTCAAAACTGAGGACACCTGCAGGTGGACTATATGACCATTTTTCAAACAATATTAAAGGATAAAAACCTTACTTTGATTTTTATTTTTTATGACGGAAAAGGTCTTATGGTCCTGAAAGGTTTTAACGGTATGGAATTAAAGCGGAAAATGGCCCGGACGATGGAAAAAGCGCGCCGCCCGATGGTCCTGATGGTCCTGCGGGGGGCGGCCCGATGAACGTTTTGGATCTGCTCAAGAGCCGCGGCATCGAGCCGTGCCTGGCCACCCGCGGCCGGGCCGGCGAGGAGTATTGGAGCCCGTGCCCTTCCTGCGGCGGGGATGACCGTTTCCATGTCTGGCCGGAGGAAAAGGGCAACGGCGCGTACTGGTGCCGCCAGTGCGGCCGGTGGGGCGATGATGTCCAGTTCCGGGTGGATTTTATGGGCATGGACTACCCGGCGGCCTTTGCCGATGCCGGCCGCGAGCGTCCCCTCGACTATAAACGCCCGGCCCCGCGCCGGGAAAAGCCCGTTTTTCAGCCGCGGGCCGTGGCCGATCCGGATGCCGACTGGCAGCGCCAGGCCCGAAAACTGGTCCACGAGGCCCACCAGGCCCTGCTCGACAATCCGGCCCAGCTGCGCTGGCTGCGGGACAAGCGCGGCATCACCCAGGACACGGTCCAGCAGTTTCAACTGGGCACGGTGGCCGGCGAGAACAACCGCAACTGCCGGTTCCGCAGCCGCCAGGCCTGGGGCCTGCCGGAAATCAAGCGCGACAACGGCCGGCCCAAGGCCCTTTGGATCCCCCGCGGCCTGTTGATCCCGTACATCACCGGCGACACGGTCCAGCGCATCCGGATCCGGCGCCCGAAAGTCGACTGCCCGTCCAAAAAGGACGTGCGCTTTTACGTGCTGCCCGGATCGGCCATGATGCCCATGGCCATTGCATCCGATCAGCGGGCCGCGGCCGTGGTCGAATCCGAGCTGGACGCCATCCTGGTGGCCCAGGACGCCGGCGACCGGGTGGCCAGTATCGCGCTGGGGTCGTCATCGGCCCGGCCGGACCAGGCGGTCTGGCCGATCCTGAAAAAGGCCCTTTGCATCCTGGTGGCCCTGGATTTTGATCAGGCCGGGGCCAAGGCCTGGCGGTGGTGGCAGGATCAGTTTGCCCGAGCCCGGCGCTGGCCCGTGCCCCAGGGCAAGGATCCGGGCGAGGCCTGGGCCGGGGGGGTGGACCTCAAGGCCTGGATCTCCGCCGGCCTGCCGCCGGCCTGCCGTTTGGGACCATCCGTTTTGACTGGTGATGACAAAGGGGCGGCGGCTAAAGATCCGGATGGGGATCCGGAAACGCCATCGGAAAAAACAGCCGCGGAAAACGGTCCAGAGACAGCGTGTCCGGACGTGGCCGAGACCGTGACCCGGCTCTACGGTCTGCTATGCGACGTGCCGCGCATCCGGATCCGGGCCACGGCCGATCAGGTCCAGCTGCTGCATGTCCCGTATCGGATAGACGATACTTTCCGGGGCGTCTCGCGCCTGGTCTATTCTGACGCGGCCTGCTGGGACTATCTGCAGGCCCATCCGGCGGACGTGATCGGCGCCGATAATTTTTATCAGAAAACTATTTAAGGAGGCTGTTTATGACTTGTATCGTCGGTTTGGTTGATAGTGGGAAGGTTTACATGGGCGGAGACTCGGCCGGGGTTGCCGGGCTGGATATCTGCACCCGGAAGGATCCAAAGGTTTTTATCAACGGCTCGTTTCTGGTGGGCTACACGTCATCGTTTCGTATGGGGCAGCTGCTGCGGTTCAAACTGTCGCCGCCCAAGCATTATCCGGATGTCGATATTTATCAATTCATGGTGGTCGATTTTGTGGAGGCGGTCCGGGGGTGTCTGAAAGAAGGCGGTTACACCCGGGTGAACAATAACCAGGAAACCGGCGGTTCTTTTCTTGTGGGCTATAAAGGCAGGCTGTTCGATGTCGCGGCTGATTTTCAGGTCGGTGAGGTTGAAAAAGGGTATACCGCCTGCGGTTGTGGCCAGTCCTTTGCCCTGGGGTCGCTTTATCAGACCGAGGGCCAGAAGAATCCGAAAAAGCGTGTGCTGGCGGCGTTATCGGCGGCCCAGGAGTTTAGCGCCGGCGTGCGGGAGCCGTTTCACGTTTTGGAAATTGAATAAAAGGGGACTTTTTATGAAAATGGCATATATCGCCACGGACACCAAAACAAAAGAATGCTACGCAATCTGTTCGGCTGATCCGGATTTTATATCTGACGCGGCAGAAGAATTGCGGCAGTGGAAAAAAGACGGGGCGGTTATAGAGCTTTTACCGCGCGAGGAGGCGCTGTCCCGTTTTTTAAAAGATCTTCCGGGGCCAGAAAAATGAAAAAAAGTCCAGACGTATTGCAGCAGATGGAGCGGCTGACCAAGGCGGAGCTGATCGAGTTGATCAAGGAACGGTCGCTTTATATCCACGTCAAACCCCGGGATGTCCTGTGGGCACGGTATCTGGTTAAAAACCGTCGGGCGGCGGCGTTATGGGACGAATGCTGCGACGATTCAAAAACCGCCCGGGGTGATCTTACAAAGCATCAGGCGACCTGGAAAAAAGAGGATAAGGCTCTAAAATTATGGGCCGAAGCGGCTCGGCTGGCTGACCTTGCCCTGGGGATGAACCATGCCGGTTGACTGGACAAAATATCCGGCCGACTGGGATGCCATGGCCCGGGCCGTCAAAGAGGAGGCCTGCTGGCAGTGCGAGTGCTGCGGCAAGCAGTGCCGCCGGCCGGGCGAGCCCTTTGACACCCACCGCCGGACGTTGACCGTGGCCCATTGCAACCATGTCGAGATGGACTGCCGCCCGGAAAACCTGGCGGCCATGTGCGCGCCCTGTCACCTGCGCTATGACGCGGCCCACCATGCCGAGACCCGGGCGCGTCGGAAAAAGGGGGTCAATTGACTACCAGCGCCTTTCTGGATCCCAAAACACAGGAATACGTGATTTTAAGCATATCATGGCTGAATGAATACACCTCACCGCCGGACGGTGCCCCGCGCATCCTGGCCGGGTTCTGCGTACCCTGGCCCCTGAGGGATCCGGACGATACCATCCAAGATATGTGGGCCTTGCTGCCGGACGTAGATCCTGGCTGTGGCTATGTCCTAACGTTTTATTCGGACACCATCAAGCCCCGCAAACACTGGACGCCCGAGCGTATGGCGTCCAACCGGCTGCGACTGATGAAAGCGCGCATCCGGAAAAAAGATCCGCTGTTTGCCGATCAGTTTATTAAAAAACAGATCGCCAGCAAGCCGGACTATTATGACCCCGCGGCCATTACCAAGGAGATCGAGGAGAGAAAAGTCTGGCACAAACAGTGGGAAAAGGACGCACTTGAAAGCTGGGTCACTAATACTCAACCCCAAAAACCAAAGGAGGAAAACCATGCTGCTATATGAACAGGAACTTGCCAGAAAAATGGTCGAGGAGATGACGGCCATGGGGCTATTTGACAACATTGGCCGGGGTGTCAACAGGATCTGCTGCACCTCGGTGGACGATGCCCGGCAGGCCATCGATACTTGCCAGAACAGGATTGTCCTGGACCTCAGTTTGGCATATGAGGCCCGCGGCCAAACTCGCAAAACCTTGCTATCCCGGATTAACTCACGCATTAAAAAACTAAAAAAGGAGGTAAAACCAAATGGCAGCCATAACACCATGCGGGATTCTGGAAATTAACAATCTAAGCGTGTTGAAGTTTCGCAGCTTGGCGGAGGGCGGCGGGTCGAAGGCCTATGACGAGTGGGTCGAGGTCTGGGACTGCGAGACCCCGCTTTTCAACCTTACCACCCACGATCAGGACCGGATCACCGACGCCATCCGCGTCTACAACCTGGGGCTGGAGTCCGGCCGGACAGAAGGCAAGGCGGATGCCCGCCGGGAAATCCGGCAGGCGCTGGGGCTATAATGATCAGAGTTTTTCCCAGAAAAACAAAGTGGACGCCGGTGGATGATCTGGCATTCGTCGGGGATCCCGGACTGTTTCGGCCGGCAGAGCAGCCGGTGTTTATTTCCTGTACATTTACCTGGGATATCTACGAAGCAGAGCGGCTTTTTCATTCCTGGTCGCGGTTTTATTCCGATGTCCGTCTGGGCGGGCCGGCCTTTGGCGATCGTGGCGGAGATTTTACACCGGGCCGGTTTTTAAAGCCGGGAGTCACGATCACCTCGCGGGGCTGCCCCAAAAGCTGCCCCTGGTGCATGGTGCCGGCCAGAGAGGGCGGGATCCGCGAGGTGCCCATCCGTGACGGGTGGGACGTCCAGGACAACAACCTGCTGGCCTGCTCGTTTGATCATGTCCGGAAGGTCTTTGAAATGCTGGCCGGTCAGCGCCACCCGGTGTTTTTTCATGGCGGCCTTGATTCCGAGTTTTTAACCGAAAAGCATGTTGGGCTTCTGGATTCGATCCGGGTCGGTGAAATGTGGTTTGCCTGCGACAGCATAGGGGCAGAGTATAACACAGAAAAGGCGGCCGAGTTTTTATCCCATTATCCGCGATATAAAAAACGGTGCTACGTGCTGGTGGGGTTTAACGGCGAGACCGTGGCCCAGGCTGAAAAGCGCCTGTTTAAGGTCTGGGACCTGGGTTTTTTGCCGTTTGCGATGCCGTATCGATCGGACGCCGCAAAAAAAGAGTTTTACGGGGCAGACTGGTTAAGATTAATCAAAACATTTTCACGGCCGCCGGCCACAAAAGCAGCGATGAAAGCGCGGGCGGCGGCTTAAAAAAGGAGGCAACCGATGATCATCTACATCGCGTCATCCTGGAAAAATCAGCACGCCGTGGAGCTGCTCACCGACAAGCTGCGGGATCACGGCCACGAGGTGCGCTCGTTTATCGAAAACAATCTGTATCTGGGCGCCGATGCCGAAAAGCCCGGCGGGTTCGAGGCCTGGGTCAGGACCGAGGCGGCGGCCAAGGCGTTCTGTTTTGACACCGGCGCGGCCACCCAGTCGGACCTGGTGGTCTATGTCGGTCCATCGGGCACCGATGCCTGGGCCGAGGTGGGGGCGGCCTGGGCCTCCCGGGTGCCGGTCTACGGCCTGTGGGCCAAGGGCGAGCCGGCCGGCCTGATGCGCAAGATGGTGATGTCCTGGTTTCTGTCGTTTCGGTCTCTGCTCGATGCCATCGATGCCGATGCGGCGCGCATGGCCGACACCCGCCTGGAGGTAATCCGGTGAAAAAACCCGTCATGACAATCGAAGAGTGGCCCCTGGCGGCCATCAAGCCCTATTGGCACAACGCCAAACAACACAATGAGGCCTGGATTGCGGCCAGCATCAAGGAATTTAAACCCGATCAGCCGATCGTGGTCGATGCCGAGGGCGTCATCATCAAGGGCCATGGCCGTCTGGCCGCGGCCAAACGGCTGGGGCTGGAGACCTTTCCGGTCTACCAGCGCACCGACCTGAGCCCCGACCAGGTGCGCCTTTCCCGGCTGGCCGACAACCGGTCGGCCGAGGCGGGCTGGGACGCGGAAAAGTTAGACCTGTCCTTTGCCGAGATCGACATCGCGGACCTGGCAATCGATCCGGCGGATCTGGGCCTGGATGAGCTTTTGACCGATCTTGAAAAAACCACCCTGGTCGACATGCCGGACACCCCGGCCCCGGTGGACGGCCGGCGCAAGCTGCAGCCCAAGAAAATTCAGATCAAGCCGGTGCTGTATGCCGAGGATGTCCAGGTGTTCGAGCAGGCCATGCTGGCCGCCGGGGTGCTCAACCGCGGCCAGGCCCTGGTCGAGATCTGCCGGTTTTACCTGGCCCATTCAGGAGGTGACGATGGTCTCAAAGGCTAAAAAACTTTCCTGCTGGCATGCGGTGGAAGCGGCTCTGAAGTCCGGCGATCTGGTGCGCCCGCCGGTGTGCGACCGCTGCGGCCAAAAGGCGCCCCCGGACAACCCCCTCCAGGCTCACCATGCGGATTATGACCAGCCCCTTTGTGTCGAGTGGTTGTGCAAGCGTTGCCATATGGTCGAGCACCATGGCGGGGCCGTCAGAAAAAAAGACAATTCCACTCTGCGCCAGAAAAGCTTGCTGCGCCAGAAACTGCTGGCCGAGATCGATGACCCCGTGGTCCTGGAAACCCACGGCGGCGCCGGCAAGTTGTTTTTAGCGTGTTATAAAGATGTTGCAGCCGGCATTGTGTTTGAAAAAGAGCCTGTCAAAACCGCGATTCTGGCACAGCAACGCCCGGCCTGGTTGGTGTATGAGTGTGACAGCCGGCATGCCCTGGCGTCTGGCGTAGGGGCCCGGTTGCAGCCCGATTTTTTCGATCTGGACCCCTACGGGGACCCATGGCCGTTTATCGACTGTCTTCTGGCCGGCGGTCATTACCGCCCGGTCCGCATGGCCCTGGCGGTCAACGATGGCCTTCGTCAGAAATTGAAATTAAACGGCGGGTGGTCGGTCCGATCCATGCGCCAGATGGTGGAACGTCACGGCAACAATTCCCTGTATGCCAATTATCTGGAAATTTGCCGGGAAAACATGGCCGGCCTGGCCCAGGCGGCAGGGTACCACCTGGTGCGCTGGGCCGGCTATTATTGCGGGCATGTGGATCAGATGACCCATTATGCGGCGGTTTTGGAGCGGTAGGCCGCCAGATCTTTTTTGATGTAGCGCGGTTTGCTGTACCGGTCCAGCAGGTCCTCGACCGTGACCAGAAATTCGGCCCAGTCGATGGTATCAGCGAAAGGATGATGATTGAGTTTGCCGACTTTATACAGATCCACAAAATCATGGGTTTCATGGATTAGGCGATATACGGCCGCTGGATCGATCACCGGCTCAAAGCTGACCCAGGTTTTCAGCCCGTTTTTATGGGCGGTTTTCAATGCCTGGATGCGATCTGCGGGCAATGCGGCCCCCGGTTCCCATTTTTTAGATTGGTCCGGGTCATCCAGGGTCAGGGTGGCGGCCCAGATGCAGCGGGCTTTTTGCAATATGGGCAGGTCCCGTTCCACGGCCCAGGCCCCGGCCTTGGTCAAAACCTGGGTTTTCAGGTGGTATCCGGCGGCAATGGAAAGGGCCTGTCGGGTGATTTTGTGCTGTTTTTCAATGGGCTGGTACGCATCGCTGGTAAAACTTAACAGGATCCGTCGGGGATCCCCGGCAATTTTTCGGGCGCTGCGCTCAAACAGTTTGATGATATCTTTTCTGGGCTGGGGGTCGGCTGAAAATTGTTCCCGGGCGTTTTTAGCGAATTTATACGGCGGGATTCCCGGCACATAGCAATAGGTGCACCCATGGCTGCAGCCTTTATACAGGTTGGCGGCCAGGGGCGAGTATTCCAGGGCTTTTCCTTTGGGCTCGTAAATGATGCACATGGTGGTTCTCCTTTTTAAGATGTTTTTCAGGGCGGCCGAGTTGAATCCGCCCGGAGCTCTTTGACAATTTGCAAAACGTTTGATTTTCCCCTGGCCCTGTGAGGCTTGGGCCGGGGGATTTTTACGGTTTGGCCAAAACAGCCACATACTTTTCAAGACCCTGGTCCGGATCCAGCCAAAACGACGCCACCCAAATTTCGAGCACGGCCCGCTGAAAGGCGGTCAGCTCTTTGAGCGCGGCTTCGGTGGCGGTCCGGTCGATGTCCCATTTTTCTTCGTACATGCCGGGGTAGAGCGCGAATGAATCCTCGACATTGGCCTGCATGTGCTGCCCGGCAAGGCCCGCGGTGAGAAAAGTTCCATTCATCACGTCCACGAACATTTTCAGCTGGCCGGCGGTAAACCGGCCCTTGAGTTCTCGCATGAGCGTGGCCTGGTAGAGCCCGGGGACGGCGGCCAGGGTGAATTCGGCGCCGGCGTTGGCTGATTTGAATTTGTTGCTGTAGAAATCGATTGCGGTTGTCGGGACCGCTGGCCCCATTTTTTTCAGCATTTTGACTCCTTTCATTTTCTTGGGTATTTTTTGTAATACTCATCCATATGTGATTTATCTCCTGACCGGCGGTATCGTGCGTATAATTTTGCGTATAGCCGATTCCGCTGAATTTGCTGTGTATCTGATCGGGTTCTTTGTTTCCCTTCGGGGAGTTTTCCCCATTTTTGGTGAAATTTGTCCATATGGCTGTAATCGTTATCTTTTATGTATTTTTTGTATGCCCGGTGGTACGCTTTTTGTCTTTTCGACATCGCGTCTACTGGTCGGAGAGGGGCCAGGTGTATTGTTTTCTCTATGTATTCCCGGTCCACAAGGAGTTTAATAATTGTCCCCATGGGTCTTCGGGTGCGCGTTTTTATTTCGTGCAATTTTTGTAATGTCGCTCGGGGGATTGCGACACTAGTTTCTTTGCGTTTCATAGTGGCCCTTAAATAAGTCTGTTGTGAGTTTTCACCGCCTCAACCCCTCCAGTGGAGAGGCTCAGGTGGTGGCCCCGGGCGGTCCCGGGGCGGTTAGCGTTAAGCGCTGATTTCTTCGACAACCTCCATGATCCGAAGATGTTCTGCGGCAATCTTGGCGCCGTATTCGATGGTTTCGCCTTTACGCTCACACCGGCACAAAACGAGGGTTTTGCCGGCCTTCCACGAATCGTTGAAAACATCATTTGCCTTTGCGGCGTCGATTGCATCAGCCTTGGACCCGAAACAATAAAGTCCGCCTTCATGGTCCTCTTTCGGTTTTTCGGTCAACCAATGCCGGAGTCGGTAAATTGTATTCGGGTCATAAACCGACCGGAGCTTGCCGTTTTGCTCCACGATTTTCCAGGCTTCTTTGGGGCGGTTCAGTTCGCGGATGTATTCTCGTCGTTCTCTGGCCCGCGCGGCGGCAATTTTTTTAGCCCGGTTGGGGACCATGCGGTTGAGGGCGGTTTCGGCCCGTTCGCCGGTGTCGAGAAAATAGGTTTTCTGGTAGATGCGCCCTTGGCGGCCGTAGACCTCGATGCGGCGGTCAACGGTGCGCGGGTAGGACCGCTTGCCGTATTTTTCCCATTCGGTGTCTTCGGCGTATTCATAGATTTTCCCGCGGTAGAGGCGGTGGTCGGTTTTGGCGGTCGGGTAGCGATCGAGGTATTGTTTAAGCCCTGGTCCGCCTTCCCGGGCCAGCCGGTTGAGATCAATGTGAAGCGTATTAATCCATCGGATGAGATCTTCCGCGGGGGCGGTGCGGATGATCGGGAAAAGCCGATTGTGAATTTTCATGAGGCGGCCGGCGGCTTCGCGCTTGGGGTCACTGGGGTTATGGCGCACCATGCCGACTGAAACGTTGAAACCGTGTTCGGGGCTAAACCGGGTACGCATACGATCTGTGTGTCTGAAACCGGAGCAATCCATTTGCCGCATGTGCCGAGCATGGGCATTTAGGGCGCGGTGGTAGAGTTTGCGCCGAACCGGGGCACCGCGGGTGCCGGGCCGGATGTCCGTTTTTAAATCTTCAAGAAATTGCTTGATGCGGGTTGATGTGGTAAGCATGGGGCTACCTCCTATCGCTTAATGGGTTTTAGGGGGTCAAAGCCTCATTCCGGGTGCCTCCGGGGTGGGGCTTTTTCGTGCTGATCATGGTTCCTTTATACTATGCGTTTTGCAAACTGTCAAGAAAAAAGTTTAAAAATTTTCCAGAAAAAAACGCTTTTTTATTATTAGTGGATTATAAAAAAATGCAAGACCAAATAGACCGTATCGAAAAACGCTGTGACCCGTCCGAGCTGGTGGAGGTCCGGCTGTTGCGCAAGGGCCTGGCCCAGTGCCAGAAGACCTACAACCAGGACCCCACCGCCACAGCCAAGCGCAACTGGGACGCGGCCCGCGAGGGGCTTTCCGCCGTGATCGAGCGCCTGGAGGGCAAGTATTTTGCCCGGGATGAGGTCTTAAAGAATCGCCTGGCCGTGGTCAAGTACCTGGCCGGTCAGGGGTACAAGGCCAAGCGCCAGAAAGTGTATGACGACGCCAGGGCCGGTCTGCTCAAGATCCAGCCGGACGGATCCGTGCGGGTCAATGACGTGGTGGCCTATATTGCCCTGGCCGGGTTAAAGCGGGTGAAAACCGCCGAAGGCGAGCTCGACGATCTGCACAAAAAGGAAAAGCAGCTCCAGATCGAGTGCCTGGAGGTCAAGCGTGACCGGGAGACCTTCAACCTGGAAAAAGACCAGGGCGCCTACATCGCCCGGGAGGACCACGAGGTCCAGATGGCGGCCCTGGCCGGGCTCATGGAGCAGACCGTGCGCCAGGCCCTGCGCTTTGTGCTCGAGGACACGATCCTGATGGCCGGCGGATCCACCAAAAAGCTGCAGACCTGCCTGGACGCGGCCAACCGGCGCCTGGATGAATCCTATAACGCCCTGGTGGCCGAGGGTGAGTTTCAGGTGATTTTTGAGGACGCCAACTGATGCCAGCCGCCGCCCATAAGCCGATCCCCGTCCCGTCCCGCTGGCGCCCGGCGTCAACGGCCGATCGTGTCGCGGCCCTCGAGGCGTATCTGAAGCTGCCGGTGGGGGTGAAAAAGATCCTGCGCAAAAAAAAGCCGGTGGCGGTCTCGGGCTGGGCCGAGCGCTGCCGGGTGGTGACCATGAGCTCGGTGCCCGGGCCGTGGAAAAACCGGACCGCGCCGTATCTGGCCGGGATCATGGATGCCTCGTTTTATCCGTCGGTCGAAGAGATCGACATCTGCGCGGCGCCCCAGACGGGCAAATCCGAGTGCATCAACAACTGCGTCGGGTACTGCATCGACCGCCGGCCCGGGTCGGTGCTGTATGTCTACCCGGACGAAATGACGGCCCGGGAAAACAACCAGGACCGCATCATCCCCATGATCACCAGCTCGCGGCATTTGCGGGCCTATATGACCGGTTATGTGGCCGATGCCAACTCGCTGCGCATCAATCTGCAGCACATGCAGATCTATATGGGGTGGGCGCGCTCGGCATCCCGCCTGGCCAACAAGCCCCTGCCCTATCTGGTCTTGGACGAGGTCGACAAATACCCGGACACCGCCGGCAAAAAAGAGGCCGGCCCCATCCCCCTGGCGGAAAAACGCACCCGGACCTATCGGGGGTACCGCCGGATCTGGAAGGCCTCCACCCCCACCATCGAGTCCGGCCCCATCTGGCAGGCCCTTCTGGCCGCCGACGTGATCTTTGATTTCTGGGTGCGCTGCCCAGGTTGCGGGGCCTGGCAGAAGATGGAATTCAAGCACATCCGCTGGCCCAAAGACTGCCGGGATCCCAAGGTGATGGAGGCCAGGGACCTGGCCCGGTACGTCTGCCCCCGTTGTGAGGCGTCCTGGGATGATCAGGACCGGGACCGGGCCGTGCAGCAGGGCGAGTGGCGCAGCCGGCCGGCAGACGACAATGACCGGCCCATCACCCTGGAAACCTATTTAAAGGCGCGCAAACCCAAAAAGATCGCCTTTCACATCCCCTCCTGGTTGAGCCATTTTGTGGGGTTGTCGGAAATCGCGGCCCGGTTTTTGAAAGGACTGACCGACAAGACGGCGCTCAAGGATTTTCGCAACAACGACGAGGCCGTGCCCTGGGTGGCGTATGCGGTGGAGCGCAAAGAAGACCGCATCCTGCTGCTGCGCGACGATCGGCCCCGGGGCCGAGTGCCGGGCGGCGGGGTCGTGGCGGCCATGACCGGCGCGGTGGACACCCAGGACTATGGATTCTGGTATGAGATCCGCGCCTGGGGCTATGGCCTGCAAAAGGAATCCTGGCAGATCCGCGAGGGGTATGTGACCACGTTCGAGGCCATCGAGGAGGTCATGTGGGCCAGCGAGTACCTGGACGCCGACGGCCTGTCTTATATCGTCAACCTGGTGCTCCAGGACGCCCTGGGCCACCGCACATCAGAGGTGTACGACTTCTGCCGCAAGCACCGTGGCAAAATAGTGCCGATCTTCGGACAGCAGACCATGGCCAACCCGCACACCTGGACTAATATCGAGTGGTATCCGGGCACCAAAAAGCCCATCCCTGGAGGTCTGAAGGCATTAAGGCTTAATTCGCAATATTACAAGGACGATCTGGCCGGGATCCTGGAAATTGCCCCGGCTGATCCGGGGGCCTGGCATTTTCACTCGGAGACCACGTTCGAGTGGGCCCAGCATCTGACCGCCGAGTACCGGGACGAGAAAAACATCTGGCAGTGCCCGTCCGGCAAGGCTAACCATGGCTGGGACTGCTCGTATATGCAATTGGCGGCCCATGATGTCCTGGGCGTGCGCCACTGGCCGCGGCCCGAGGCGGCGGCGGCCGCAAAGAAAAAGGCACGGCCGGCGGGGGGGCGGGTGCGGCCGAGGCGGTGGTAGAAAAAAAGGGATGAGGGATGAGGGATGAGTAAAACCATAAAACCAAAGGAGACCCGATGTTAATGCAGCTGCATCATCAATACAAGGACGGGCACACTGATTTCTGCGCCCAGCGGGATGTTGACACCATAAGCGACATAGAGGTTTTTGCCGCCGGCACAATGAGACACCACCCGCTGCCGGCAGATGCCGTGTGGATGGCCTGCACCAAAGGGTCGAAATATTTTGTCCGCGGGATGGATTCAGACCGCCTGGCCCAGGCCGTGGAGCTGCTAAAGCGCCTGATGTTTACGGTCCACACGGCCCACCTGGACATGGGCGGCAAGCATCGATATTCGCTCACCCCGGCATCCTGGCCGGTCATTGCCGAAATTCAGTCCTGGCTGTATGAGCTCGAGGGGTAGCGGTTTTCACCTTCAGCCTTCAACCTTTTACCTAATCAACCTCAACGACGAAGGAGTAAAAAAACATGGTCAAAAAATCAAGCGATCAACTACAGGGCATGAAAGAAATCTGCAGCTACGTCAACCGATCCGAGGCCACGGTCCTGTCCTGGATCCGGTCCCGGGCGTTCCCGGCGTCCAAGGTCGGCGGCGGGATCTGGGAGTCGGACAAAACCGAGGTCGACCAGTGGCGCAAGGACCAGGTGGCCGGACGGCCCCTGCCCGAGTTAGGAAACAGGAAAAAGGATAAAGAAAACAGTAAACCGATCTATCAATAACCCACTTCGTGCCTTGGTGCCTTCGTGGCAAAATCCGGCATAGTAAAATAGGCGCCATTTTACTATGTCAAGCGCAAAGATCGCTATCTTTCCCCATCCATCCATAAATCATCCCCATCCATCCCCCAAAATCCCGCAATCGTCAAAAACACCCAAAACCCCATGATAGGGTGGACCTGTAATTTTTAAAATACCTTATAAGGGTTTTTCCCATGTCCTTTACCACCACCGACCTGGCCAGCATCGAGGCCGCCATCATTGCGCTTGCCGGCGGCTCGCGCGTCGAGCGCGTGATCGTCGACGGCGAGGTGATCAACTACACGCCGGCCACCATCCAAGAACTGCTTTTGCTGCGCGACAAGGTTAAGGCAGAAGTAGAAATCGCTGCCGGCACTGTCACCCTGCGCACCTACGCCAAAAACGGAGGCCGGGGCCTATGAGCGGATTTTTTAGGCGTTTGCGCGACAATTACCGCCTGCTGACCCAGCTGCGCGAGCGTTCGGCCCAGTACGCCGCCGCCAAGAGCCCGCGCACCGCCGGCACCTGGTCTCCGGTGGACAGCCCGGTCAACGAAATTATCGGCGCCTCATCGGCGAACGTGCGCGCCCGGGTGCGTCAGCTGGTGCGCGACATGCCCTTTTTTGCCCGGGCCGTCAACATCATGACCGAGTACACGGTGGGCGAGGGTATCGGGTTCCAGTCGCGCGTCAAGGGCGCCGACGGCAAGCTCGACATCCGGAACTGCACGGCCATCGAGGACGCCTTCAAGTGGTGGTCGGATGAAGCAGACTTTTCCGGCCGCCTGCATTTTAACGAAATCATCGAGCTCGACAAGCGCCAGGACTGCGAGTGCGGCGAGTTTCTGATGATCCAGCGCCAATCCGCCGATCCCGCCCGCTATCTCCCCTTTGCCCTGCAGCTCATCGAGGCCGACTGGCTGGACTCGATGGGCGCACGGCCTTTTCTGGCCAGCTCCACCATCGACCAGGGCATCGAGTACAACCCGGTCACCGGGCAGACCATCGGTTTTCATTTTGCGGACCCGGACTCCTGGGGCAAATCCTCGCGGGTCCGGGCCGATCAGGTGATCCACGGGTTTCAGACCCTGCGGCCGGGGCAGCTGCGCGGGATCTCTCCGTTTGCCCCGGGGGTCATGCTGGCCAACGACCTGGCCGCCATGATGGATGCCACGGTCGACGCCACCAAACTGGCCGCCAAGTGGCTGGCCCTGGTCGAGACCCCGGACCCCGCCGGCCGCCAGGTGGGCGTAGGGTTTAAAACGGACAGCACCACCGGCAACCGGATCGAGGAGCTGGAAAACGCGATCATCGATTATCTCAGGCCCGGCGAAAAGGTGACCCTGTCCACCAATCCCAACCCGGGCCAGACCTTTGTCCCGTTTGTCAAACTGGTCCTGTGCATGTTTTCCGTGACCACCGGCGCGCCTTACGAGCTGATCTCGGGCAACTACGAGGGGCTCAACTACACGGTGTCCCGCACGGTCCGCAACGATTTCGCCCACACCCTGCGGCCCATCTGCGCCCGCCACATCCGGCACGCCTGCATGCCGCCTTTCAAGATCGTCATGGACCAGGCCGTGCTGCGCGGCAAACTCGCCCTGCCCGGCTACTGGACCAATCCGCGCCGCTTTTGGGTCAGCGAGTGGCAGCCGCCGGGCATGGAGCCCATCGATCCGCTCAAAGAATCCAAGGCCGCCGCCGACGACCTGGCCAACCTGCTGCGCAGCCCCCAGGAGATCGTCAAACGCCGCGGCCGGGATCTCGAAGATGTCTACAACGAGATCGCCGCCGCCAAAAAAATGGCCGACGACCTCGAGATCACCCCGGTCGAGGTCTCCACTGCCCTGGCCGGCAACCCGGCGGCCGTGGAAGATCAAAAGGCCCTGAGCGTCCAGTTGATCGAACTGGTGGATAAATTGGAAATGTTAAACCTGTAGGGGCCGGCCCCCGTGCCTGCCCTTTGTAAACAAGGATTCGACCATGTCAAAAAAAATTACCCCGATCACGACCCGGTCCCAGCCCAAATCCGACCTGACCTATCGCACCCTGTCCCTGCGCCTGGCCTCCGACGGGCGGCCCTCCACCCTGGATGTGGAGGGCCGCAGCGTCGAGGTGGTGGGGGCCACGGAAAACCCGGTCACCATTTTTGACTATGACCAGTGGGCCGAGATCGATGAAATACTGCTCATGTCGGGCCTGGAGATGCCAGAGTCCCGGCAGGTGCCGTTAATGGATACCCACAGCCGATATTCGACTGCCAGCGTTCTGGGGTCCTACCGCGACATGCGTGTCGAGGCGGACCAGCTGATGGGGCGGGCGTTTTTTTCATCGGCACCCGAGGCCGAGGGGCCTTACACCAAGGTATCCGAGGGCCATCTGACCGACTTTTCGGTCGGTTACCGCCAGATCCAGTCCGTCTGGGTGCCCGACGGCGAGACCGTCAAGATCAAGGGGCGCAGCTTTACCGGACCGGTGCGCGTGACCTCGCGCTGGCGTATCAAAGAGCTTTCCGTCTGTCCCATCGGGGCCGACGAAATGGCCAAGGCCCGCACGGCCCCGGCAGCCCCTGAACCCCCTGTCAACCAATCAAAGGAGAAACCCATGAACGAACGCTTGAGAGCTATTTTAGAGGCCCGCGGCCTGGCAACGGACGCCACCGAGGATGAGGCCTGGGCCTTTCTGGGCCGGGGCATGGTGCCCGAAACGCCGGCGGCCGCCGGTACCGGCAACGACAACCCGCCCGACGCCGACACCATCCGCGCCGCGGCCATCGCCGAAGAACAGGCCCGCGTCACCGAAATCACGGCCATGTGCGCCCGGCACGAGTGCAGCGACCTGGCCGAATCCCTGATCACCGGCAACGTGTCCCTGGACCTGGCCCGGCAGCAGGTTTTGGACCGCGTGGCGGCCCGGGAGGATGATCCCAATCTGAATCACCACGGCCCGGCCGTCATCCAGGCCGACGAGCGCGACAAGTTCAGGGCTGCCGCCGGTGACGCCCTGATGATCCGGTCCGGGTCCCGTCCGGCCGAGCCGGCCGTCGGCGCCGACGATCTTTCCGGGTACACCCTGCGCGAGCTGGCCCGCCACTCGCTGCAGCTGGCCGGCCAGCCCACCGGGGGCCAGCCCCTGGAGATGATCGGCCGGGCCATGACCACCAGTGATTTTCCGTATATTCTGGCCAACGTGGCCAACAAAAGCCTGTTCGAGGGCTGGGATGCGGCCGAGGAAACCTGGCAGATCTGGTGCGCCACCGGGTCCGTGTCGGATTTCAAAACCAATTACAGCCCGCGGGTCTCCGAGGCATCGGACCTGGAAGAGGTGCCCGAGTCCGGCGAGTACAAGTACGGCAAGCGCACCGAGGCCCAGGAATCGTTTAGCATCGCCACCTACGGCAAACTATTTGCCATGTCGCGCCAGACCGTCATCAACGATGACCTGTCCGCCCTGACCGACACGCCCCGTGCCCACGGCGAAGCTGCGGCCCGCCTGGTGGGTGATGTGGTCTATGCAGTGCTGACCGGAAACGCGGCCATGGGTGACAGTGTGGCCCTGTTTCATGCCGACCACGGCAACCTGGTGGCTGACGGCAACGGCGGAGGTCCGGGTATTGCCACCCTTGCCGCCGGCATTCTGGCCATGGGCACCCAGACCGACCTCCAGGGGTTGCGCCGGCTGAATATTGTCCCCCGGTTTTACCTGGCTCCCAAGGCCTTGGAAGGCAGCTCCGAGGTGTTTTTCCGGTCCGGCAATTTTGCCGACTCCGATACCGTGTCCACAGACAGCTCCCTGGCCGCCACCCGGGTCAATCCATACGGCGGCAACTACCTGACACGGGTGTACGAGCCCCGCCTGGATGACGATGATCCGTTGCGGTGGTACCTGGCCGCCAAAAAAGGCAAGACCGTCAAGGCGTTTTTTCTCAATGGTGTCCAGAAACCGTACATGGAAACCAAGGCCGGCTGGACCGTCGACGGCGTGGAGTACAAGGTGCGCATCGATGTGGGCGCCAAGGCTATGGACTGGCGCGGGCTGTACCAGAACGACGGCAATTAATCATCCGGGCAGCGGTTGCCCGTAACCGTAGGGGCGCCCCCCGTGGGCGTCCTTTACTCAGGAGAAACACCATGCGCAACACCGGCCTGGCCACCCGCAAGGGGGTGGCATATTTCGAGTTTGATTTTTCCCGTCACGGCGGGGCTGTGGGCGACATCGAAGTGGAAGGCGACGAGATCCCGATCGGCGCGGTCATCACCTCGGGCATCCACCACGTGACCGCTGCGGTCACCTCCGACGGGGAGGCCACCGTGGCCTGCAAGGCCCTGGGCGCCAATGATCTGCTGGGGGCTACCGCCAAATCGTCCCTGACCAAAAATGCGCTGGTCGACCTGGTGCCCGACGGCACCGCGGCCCATATGATCCGGGTGACCAGCAACATTACAGCCCTGACCTATACCGTGGCCGTGGCAGACCTGACCGCCGGCAAGATCGTGACGGCGGTCGAGTATGTGATAACAGCCTAAAGGCCAGGTGGAAGGTAGAAGGTAGAAGCCTGAAGCAAGGGCTTTCTGATTGTAACCTTCAGCCTTCTGCCTGCAGCCGAATCAACCTGACAAACGACAAAGGAGTCTAAAATGGCAGACAATAAAATTGCAGAGGGCCGCTTTATCGAGGTGGCCGTGCCCACGGGCACGGAATCCGGGGATCCGGTCCTGAAAACCGGGCTGACCGGCGTGGCCATGAAGGATCGGGACACCGCCGGCAACGCGGTTATCGACACCCAGGGCGTCTATGATCTGTCGGTCCAGGCGGTCAACGACAACGGCAACTGCACCATCGAGGTCGGCGATCCGGTCTATATCAATATGGACGATGACCCAGCCCTGACCGCCAAGGCCTCGGGCACCTATTTCGGCCTGGCCCTGGAGGCCATCGCCGTCGGCGCCACCGACACCATCAACGTGCTCCAGATCAGCGTGCCGTCGGCCGGCGAGGCCGAGGGCGGCCGCTATACCCGGGAGCTGTTCGAGCATGATCCCGTGGTATCGCTGAAAACCGGCGGGGCCGCGGTCGGCACCACCGGCGCCGAAAACATCATGTGTCTCGGCAAAAATATGTTCGAGTACCACATCCTCGGCACCCAGACCATCGTGGCGCCGTCCCTGGCGGCCGCGGGCCTGAATATCGGCATGGACCAGACCGACAACGACGGGGTCGAGATCTCCCAGGGGATCCTGGCCCGCAACAAGATGGCCTTTACCATCGGCACCGACGCCTTTTATCTCAAGGTCACTTTCTCCATTGCCAATGTGTCCGGCACCGACGACTGTGCCGTGGGATTCCGCAAGGCCGCGGCCTACCAGGCGGCCCTCGATGACTACACGGACATGGCGGCCCTGAACGTGATTTCCGGCGACATCAAGGTCGAGACCATCGTCAACAACGGCGACACCACCACCACCGACACCACCGACAACTGGGCCGATGCGGCCACCCACACCCTGGAGGTGTATGTATCGGCGGCCGGCGTGGCCTCCTACAAGATCGACGGCGTGGCCCCCACGGCCGTGCCCGAGACCGATTTCGAGTTTGACGACGGCGATGTGGTGGTGCCCTTCCTGCACATGGTCCAGGCCAACGCGGATCAGACCGGGGTGGTGGCGCTCAAGGAATGGGAGTGCGGACTACAGTAAACCAGCTGATAGCTGACAGCTCATGGCTGATAGCAAAACCGCTGTCGGCCGGGCTTTCAGCTATGAGCTATGAGCTATGAGCGATGACCTCAACGGACACCATATTTGAAACCGCCCAAAGCCGGATCTACCAGACCCTGGGCGCCCCGGCCGTGTTTACCCCTTTGACCGGGGCGCCGCAGGATCTGTACGTGGTGCTGCGGGAAGAGGAGAGTTTTCAGCCGGGCGGGTTTCAGTCGGCGGTGTGCGCCACCGAGACCGTGGTGCGCTACATGCGGGCCGACATCGACCGCAAGCTGGTCCCCGGCGAGACCTTTACCATCGGGTCTGCGGTCTACACCGTGCGGGCCATGCGCGAGTGGACCTCCCGCCGGGGAAAGGCGGTGGTCTCATGAGCGGGATATCCGTCCAGGTCAACATGGATCAGCTCAGGGCCGTGCAGCTCAATCTGGCCCACATCGACGGGGCCGGCCGCACGGTCACCTGCCGGGCGGTCAACAAGACGCTCGCCGGCGTGCGCACCGATGCCGTGGCCGAGATCCACTCCCGGCTGAACCTGACCAAAACCCGCATCCGTCAGGATTTCAAACTCTACAAGGCCACCTTTTCCGGGTGGCCGGGCAAGGTCAAGGCCGAAGGCGAGCCGGTCGGCCTGGCCTCTTTTGGCGCGCGCCAGACCCAAAAAGGGGTGTCTGTGCAGGTGCTCAGAAACAGTTCCCGGCAGCTGCTCAAGCACGCCTTTATCGCCACCCAGCAGCGGACCGACAAGAGCACCTATAAAAACGTCTACTGGCGGTCCTGGGCAGGGGAGCGCACCGGCCCGGCCGGCGGCAAGTTTTATCCGCGCGAGTACCGGCAGCCCATCGAGCGCCTCACCGGGCCGCGCATCGAGGATATTTTCGGCAAACGGGAGGTCATGGCGGCCGTCGAGAAAAAAGCCGACGCCCGACTTTCCAAAAATCTGGACCACGAACTGGAATATTTTTTGAGCAACCTATGAGCACGATCCGCGAACAGATCATCACCGCCCTGGTGGTCCGCCTGGGCGATATCAAGACCACCGCCGGGTATGCCACCAACGTGGGGGCAAACGCCCTGCGGGCCGTGGATGTGCCGGCCGAATCCCAGCTGGACTATGTCACGGCCTGGCCCCAGCCCGAAGAGGCCATTAAAAAGTACGGCAAGACGGTCTGCAGCATGCCGGTCCGGGTCGAGGCCGCGGCCCTGTTCGGGGCCACGGATCCGTCGGTGGTGATCGAGCAGCTGCTGGGCGATCTGATCGAGTGTTTGACCGGGCGCCAGTGGTCTCTTTCGTTTTCCGCCGGCGCCACCGAGATCGTGGTCGGCCAGACCGTGACCGGTGTCGGTGCGCAAGGTTATGTCGCCGGCATCACCCTCGCTACCGGTACCTGGGCCGGGGGCGATGCCGCCGGCACGCTCACCCTGCGGCGCCAGACCGGTTCGTTTGGCGCCGGCGATTTAAAGGTGGCCGGATCCAAAATGGCCGAGACCCACGGCACCGCGACCGTGCAGAATCCGACCGCCCTGGCCTGCGGGTCTTTGGCCGACGAGATCGCCTACACCGCCGGCGGCCCGGAATCCTGGCCGGCCGCCGGGGATCTCGTGTGCGGGGTGACCGCCGCGTTTACCATCGTTTATAAAACCGTTATCGGCAATCCATTTGCCCAATGACGGCAGGTTAAAGGGATGAGGGATGAGGGATGAGTAAAGGCCCTGGCCCTGCCCCCTCAGCCTTCAACCTTCAACCTTCAACCTAAACAACCTAATAAACGACAAAGGAGTCAACCATGCCAACCGCTGAAAACGCCAAACTGGAATATGAAGCCGGCCAGACCCCTGTGGCCTACACGGCCCTGACCGACCAGGGGGACCAGATGGATTTTAAATCTGCGGCCAGCCTGTGGTCCGGCCGGTCCGGCTATGCCCCGGTAATCCGTCCCAACGGCCTGATCTCGGGCTGCGCCGTGACCGTGGACGCGGCCAACGACAAGATCAACGTGGCCGCCGGCAAGGCCTATATCGCCGGCGTGGAAACCACCATCGAGGCGGCCGCGGACGAAGATATCACCCGCGCCCTGACCACCGACACCCACATCATCAACTCGGTAACCATCACCAGTGAGGGCGCCATTGACGTGTTGGCCGGCACCGACCACACCGCATTTGCCGCTGGCCGGGGCGAGGCTGGCGGGCCTCCCTGGATCCCCACCGGGTCCATCGAGATCGCCCAGGTGCGCCTGACCTCGGTTGCCGAGGCCGTGGTCACCGCCGAAGAGATCTTCCAGGGTCCGGACACCTACACCGAGTGGTATTTTTCGCCGGTCTGGTCGGTGGAATATGCCGACATCGAAAACATGGTGCTGGGTCTGGCCGGGGTCAAGTTTGCATCGGCCCTGGATGCGCGACACTCGGATGACGCCGGCAGCACCACAGCCGGCAAGGCCGTGTATGCCGCCTATTACACCCCGACCTTTTCGGAAATTCCGGACGCCTATGATTTTGTGCCGCCGGGCAACACCCACTCGATCTCCTCCAAACAGGTCTACGGCCGCACCAAAGGGAGTAAGTCCAGCTCCATCCAGGCCGGATCCTTTGGCGTGCAGCTGACCACCGGCGTCACCGACGGGATGCTGCGGTTTGTGGACGATCTTTTGTGGTTCCGGTTTTATCCGGATGAAAACGCCGACCCCTATATCCTGTGCCAGGGGTATCTGGGCGCGTCCCAGAAATTTCCGGCCGACAACAACATCGAGGCCGCCTGCTCGATTGCCGCCGAGACCGTGGCCAGCCGGGTGAACGGGTAATGGCCTTTAACCAGGAGGCGTTTATGAGCGCCGCGGTGGACCGCCGGACCGACACGGTTGTGATCGACACCCTGGCCGATTTTTTTGACGCGGGGGAACGGCCGGCGTTCACCGTCCAGAACCTGACCGCCGCCGAGATCGCCCGGGTGCGCGAGGCCATGCGCCGCAACGCCGCGGCCCGCCAGGCCCTGCTGGCCGCTGAACGTCAGGGGGCTGCCGAGGAGGCCGTGGCGGCCATCAAGACCCTGCTCGCCGCCACCGGCGGTCCGGGTGTGCCTGACGAGTACGCCCGGTATTTGTCCGTGGTGGTCCAGGGCTGTGTGGATCCGGCCGTCGACCACGAGACCGCCAAGCGCCTGGCCAAGGCCGCGCCGGTCGGGTTCGAGCAGCTGGCCCTGAAAATCCTGGAGCTGACCGGTCTGGGCGGCGACATAAAAAAAAAGTAGACCGCCTGTGGGCCGACCCGGAAGTCCAGGCGGCCCTGGCCCTGGGCTGGCGTTTTTCGCGCCCCCTGTTTGAATTGCGACCGGATCTGTTTCCGCACGGTTTTGCCACACCCGTCGAGCTCGAGCTCTGGGGGCGCTTTGCCAAGAACCTTAAAAAAGGTTGACGGTTTGCGGGTTTCACTCATCCCTCATACCTCATCCCTCATACCTGAGACACCATGGCCGATCTGAAAAAAACCATCGAGATTATCTTCCAGGGCACCGACAAGCTCGGCGGCACCGTGAGCAATATCCGTTCGTCTTTATCCGGCCTGGAGACCGGCATCGGCACCATTGCCGATCCCCTGGCCAGCGTGGCCGAGGGGATCCTGGCGGCCGACGCGGCCCTGGCGGCCCTGGCGGCCGGGGGCCTGGCCTATGCCTACAGCAAGTCCGTCGAATTCGAGGGCGCCCAGATCGAGCTCCAAAAGGTCATGGGCGACCAGCCGGCGGCCATCGATGCCGCGGCCCGGGCCGCCATCGACCTGTCCAACACCTACGGCCAGGCGGCCACCGACATCCTGGCGTCCACCGCCGATTTCAAGCAGGCTGGGTTTACCGCCGCCGAGGCCATGCAGCTGACCAAAGACGCCATGGACCTGGTGATCGCCGGCTCCATGGAGGCCTCCACGGCCAGCGAGCTGCTGGTATCGGCATTAAAGGGTTTTGACGCCCCGGCATCCGATGCCCGGGTGCTGATGGACATCTTGAACGAGGTGTCCAACAACTACGCCACCAATGTCG